TCAAGTCATCTATTGCAAGAAAAGACGCGATGGCAGCAAAAGTAGGTGACAGTACAGAACAAGTTAATGCGGCACCACCGACAAGAGAAGTAGTTCAAGCTGAATTTGAGAGAACAATCACAACTATCTACAAGTCAAAAAGTGGAATTACCGGTATTTCTTATGAGCCAAAATTTGTCGCACCTGAAATCAAGCTTGAGACTGTTGTCATGCCTATTAGGACAGGAGGTACTGTCAAACAAGTCTTGTGCGTCTTTATATATGATGGTGCAAATTCTGGAAAGAGCGAGACAAATATTCTCCTAGCAGCAATGAAAAAGTCATCAGGTGTAGTCAAGGTTATAGACGCAGCATCATCTGTCCCAAGCAGTGACAGTCTCTTCACAATAATAAAACAGACAGACAGTTCTTACGATGTCTCAGTCAATAAAGCACAAGCAAAAAGCATTATCTCTGCAGCATATCCAACAATAAGGATCGGATCAGAAGGATCTACTATCATTAATGCCTCATACAGCACAATGTCATCTGGCGTTGTTGAAAATTCATTGCAATTCAGCGCAATTGCAGAAGGATATTCAGGTGTAAGCGGAACAGCAACATCTGCTGAAGTAAATGCAAATTTCTATCTCACGCCAAGCTCTGTTACAATAAGCATGTTAGGAATGCCGCTGTTGAATCGCGGTCAAAACTACTTCATAGACTTTGGAACAGGAACATCAATAGATAATGTTTACACTGTAACGACGGTCAAGCACTCTATCAAGGGCGGACAATTTACGACGACCGCGACTCTGCTTCCAACAAATGCAGCATCTATTAGATCAATACTCACACAGATCAGATCAGATCTAGGAATTGTTGAGCAACTTGCTAAAACTACAACGAAAGAAAGCAACGATGTGGTCACCCCGACTAGCTACTCCAATGTTGGATAAATTTATGCATTTTCAATAAAGAATCAAGGCATATCAAGAGGTTGCAATTATGAAGTTGTTACATGATTTTAATTACAAAGAACTGTTACACAACATTCTTGACATTATGTTTAATTTCATCATGCTAGCAATCTGCTCGATTGCTTACTTTTTTCTAGTGAGCGTGCTCATATTCATAGCGCTCGTATTGCGCGGATCTTTTTTGTAAGAAAAGAAGTCGCCAAGCATTGTAAAATGCTATATGGCAACGTTATAATGTTTTGTGTTAATCCATATTTCAAAGAAAATTACATGCATCGGTCAAGATGTTGTTATTGACGATGATGGTGTGACATTTGATAGTGATCCTGTAGTTTCAAAAGAATACTGGCATTTCGGTGATGCTGCATACAGATCAATTACAAGAATCGCGCAAGCACTTGAAATGCCTATGCCACAGATCCTAAGTGATCCTAAGATAGCATGGTGGACAAAGTACACACAGACACCACGAATAGACTTAATTCTTGGTCGTCGTCATGCGATGCAATATGTTAAAAGTATTGTTGAAACTTCACAGAAAGTTATTAATGCATCAAGCTACTTTAATCTTGCATTTCAACGACAAAACAAGCTGCTTGACCTGATACAACATGCTTATGCAGATAAAAGAGAAGTAGACCAGTTGAGTCTGGCTGAATCTATTCCAATAGATGATCCTAAAACAGGCCGTTGCAAAATTCCTGTATATGATAACTTTTCTTCTTCAACAGGAAGAATGTCAATAAAGTCAGGCCCACGTGTCTTGAACTTAAGTAAGCAACATCGTCACGTCTTCAGGTCTAGATGGGGTAAAGAAGGTGTCATTCTAGGCGTCGATTTTACCGCGCTAGAGCCTAGAGCCATCATGCGATTGCTTGGTGAAGAAATAACCTCAACAGACATTTACTCACAGATTGCTAACAAAGCTAGATTAAATAATCTCGATAGAGACACAATCAAGCTGATGATATTATCAATCCTTTACGGAATGTCAAGAAAGAATTTCATCGTCAAGTTTATAATGATGCAAGATCCTGATGTCGTCTATGATGCATTAAGAGAAGCTATCGGTGCAAAAGCACTTCTTGATAAAATCAAGAATGAAACAAATGACGGCATATTCAAAAATTACTATGGGCGACCGCTTAAATGCGATCAAAATTTAATGATCAACTACTTTACACAGTCGTCTGCAGTTGATATTGCATGTGATGGATTTCTTAACTTTATTGAAGAAAATGAAGCACATGTTACGCCTATCTTCTTGATTCATGATGAGCTTGTCATTGATGTCATGATCAAAGATCAAGAGCAGATCGAAACTTACTGTAAAAATGGAATCTACATTCCAAGTCTTGAAACAAATTTCCCTGTCAAAATAAAGGTGTTTAATGGAAGAGAAGATCATTAAGAATTTTGAAATATTCCAAAAGCTGCTTACCAAAGTAGGTGACAGATCTGATGTGATAGCATCATTTCTTGAAAAGTACGGTGAGAGAATTGCTGTCTGTCCGTCACATGGTGTGAATAAACGCTCAACAGCAGCACCTGGTGGTCTTGTTGAGCATTCTCTCAACACATTCAAGATCGCTCGAAAGTTAGTTGAAGCTGCAGGCGTTGATATTGAGCCGGGTAGTCTTGCACTTGTTTGTCTTCTCCATGAAGTTGGAAAGATAGGTGATGATGAACTTGACTACTTCATCCCGCAGAATTCTGATTGGCATCGTGAACGTGGTAATGTTTACACATACAATCCAGAATTGCCTAAAATGACACATGCACATAGAACGCTCTATATGCTTCAACGTGCTGGCGTTAATCTGTCATTACACGAATGGATTGCAATCTTGACTCAACACGGCACAGCTTCTGAGGAGAATCGTTTTTATCAAGGTTGTGAAAATAATCTTGCAGTGATTCTGCAGAGTGCTGTAAGAATTGCAGTAATGAAAGAAGAAGATATTTAGATAGACCATGGCTAAAGCAGAAGGATCACTAAATCAGTATTCATCACGAGGAATTGGTATTCCTGTGGGTGGTGCTATCGGTGGCGGTGATGATTTTGCGCAGAGGATTGGCAAACCGTATGCTCCTAAGCCTTTTAGGAGCAGAGGTGGATTCGAAGGTTCTGCAGACTCGACATTTTCATATAAGCTGGGTCGTCACAATGTTGACGTTCCTGATGATGCAGGTGAAACATTCAATTTTGATGACATCAAATCAAGAAAGATAGCAGGACCCAGAAAACTACCTCGTGGTTATAAAATGCCGAGCGGTCAATACGGTAAGTTAGCTGATTATGAAGGCATGGGTGACCAAGCAGTCATGTCAGCTGCAATGCAATATGAATCTAAAATGAACAAATATGTGTCATCTGTCCTCGATGAGGTTCCTGATGATGAAGAAGACGAAGCCTATGCAAATGAGACTAGTGGCACCGGCGCTATAGCAGGTTACACAGGCCCTCTCGGCGCACCCGCTCGTCAATCAGACTTTTACGCAAGGATGGCAAAACCTTATGGTGGGTCTTATTTGCAAGACCCAAAAAAAATTAAAGCCAGACCTTGAAAATCATCTCCCAGGCCAGTAATATGGTCCTGTGAGCTTACCTCACTAGCAAAGAACTATAATTCTATAGATTAGAAACTAGAAGTTGTAAGTTACACATTAAACATTAAGCCCTAAATCTCAAGGAAAATTAAATGCCTATTAATTTCGACGCAATTCGTAAGAAGCTTGACAATCTCAGTGGTAATAACAAGAAGTCTTCTTCATCTTGGAAACCTAAAGAAGGTGAAGAATACACGATTAGACTTCTAAGCTTCCCTGCAAACGAAGGACAGCCATTCAAGGAGCTGTGGTTTTACTATAACATTGGTAACAACCCAGGTCTGCTTGCTCCTTACCAGTTTGCTAAGGCAGACCCGATTCAAGACTTGATCTCCAAGCTTCGTGAAGAAGGCACCAAGGAGTCATATGAGCTTGCCAAGAAGCTCTATCCTAAGATGAGGTGCTACGCACCTGTCGTCGTTCGTGGTGAAGAAGACAAGGGAGTCCAACTGTGGGCTTTCGGCAAGCAAGTCTATCAATCAGTGCTTGGTATCATGCTCGATGAAGACTACGGTGATATCACAGATCCTGAGTCCGGTCGTGATGTCAAAGTTCGTTGCTTCAAGCCTGCAGGCAAGAAGTACTCTGAGACAGAAGTAATGCCTCGTGGAAAGGCCTCAGTGCTTTCCACAAATGTTGCACAGGCAAAACAGTGGTTAGGTAATATTCCTGACGTCTCTAACCTCTTTGAGGTCAAGAGTTCTGATGAATTAAGCAAGATTGTTAATGATTGGATCAATGGCGGTGCACCTGATAGTGATGGAACACTTCATGGACCTGTTTCATCTTCATCGTCTGTTAAAGACGAAGATGAAACTCCTGCACCTCCTCCAAAATCCAACAACAACCCACCTGTGTCTAACACAGTTGTCAAGGCCAAGAACTTTAAGTCATTAGATGATGCATTCTCAGACTTAATGGAAGACTAACACTAACTGTACACGGGCAGGTGATGAACTCACCTGCCCGTTTTGTTTATAACAAGGAGCACGCATGGCAAGAGTAGCGAAAGCAACACGACCTGATGAATCTTCAGGTGATTTTACGGCAGAACTTATCTCATCTCTTAATAAGGAGAACGGTTCAAGAATAGCATACAATCTAGCAGAAGATGAATCACCCACTCACATCAAGCGCTGGATATCGACAGGATCAACACTTCTCGATTACATCGTCTCTAATAGGAAGCGCGCAGGCCTTCCTGAAGGGCGTATCGTTGAGATCTTTGGTCCGCCATCGATCGGCAAGTCTCACATCGCAACGCAGATAGCGCGGTCAACACAACAGATGGGTGGTATCTGTGTCTACATTGACACTGAGAATGCCACATCTGTCGAGAATCTTCAGGCGCTAGGGGTCGATGTGACAAAGCGATTTGTCTACGTCGACACACACTGCACAGAAGAAGTTCTTGACATTGCTGAGAAGACGATCCTAAAGGCAAAGTCGATGCAGAAAGATGTCCCAATCACTATTATTTGGGATTCAGTGGCAGCGAGCTCACCTAAGGCAGAGCTATTAGGTGACTATGACAAGGAAAGCATCGGCCTCCAGGCACGAGCGATCTCCAAGGGAATGAGAAAGATTACCGGCGTGATCGGTGACCAATCTGTGCTGATGGTCTGCCTTAATCAGACACGTGTCAAGATTGGTGTCTTGCATGGTGATCCGACGTCTGTCCCAGGTGGTATGGCGATTCCATTTCACGCTTCTGTTCGAATCAAGCTGGGCGCAGGTCAGCAGATCCAAAACAAGAACGGTGACGTTATTGGTATCAATGTCTCCGCTAAGACTGTCAAGAACAAGGTTGCACCACCATTCAGGACTGCAAACTTCCAAATCCACTTTGGAAAAGGCATTGTTGAGCACGAAGAGATCTTTGATGTCTTGCGTGATGCAGGTGAGAGACAGATCGGGAATAAGATCATCTGCGTCTCAGGTGATGGTGCATGGAAAGTCTTCACAGTGACTGATGTTGACCTTGGTGCAGCAATCATCGAGAAGAAATTCCATAAGTCAGAGTTTGGCGAGTTGTTAAAAAATCCTGAGTACTCGGGTTATCTAGACAGCTTGATTGAAATTGTCATGATACGCACAAAGCAAGCAGCAGAGATCGAAGAGTTCGAAGAAGAAGAGGCAGTGTAATGACAGGCGAAGGAACAATTCTCTTAATCGATGCACTAAATCTGTTCCTTCGCCACTTTACTGCAAACCCCGCAATGGGTAGCAATGGCAACCATGTGGGTGGGATCGTTGGATTTCTGTATGATCTCACCCACATGGTCCAGCGCTTTAAGCCGCAAAAAGTCTACGTGGTCTGGGAAGGAGGTGGTTCTGCACGTAGAAGATCCATCTTCCCAGACTATAAAGCGCATCGAAGACCTGAACGTCTAAATCGATTCTATGCAGATGAGATCAAGTCAACAGTGTCTGACTACGATACCCAGGTAAAAGACATTGTAGGTCTACTCAAGAATCTTCCGGTAAATCAGCTTTATGTGCCTGATTGTGAAGCTGATGACGTGATTGGATTCATCTGTCGATATGAACATCCAAAAGATCTTCACGTGATTCTGTCGTCAGACAAAGACTATTACCAGCTTATCAGCGACCGGGCTGTGATCTACTCACCCACGTCTAAGAAGATCATTCAGACGCAAGATGTGATTGATCGCTTTGGAATACACCCAAACAACTTCGCACTTGCCAAAGCAGTCTGTGGAGACCCATCAGACAACATTCCTGGGATCCCAGGTGTGAAGTATAAAACACTAAACAAGCGTTTCCCGTGTTTGGCAGAATCAAACGCAGCCTTACTAGACGACATTATAAGTGAGGCTCGTGAGCGAATGTCGACATCGACAGTCAAGGCATTCTCAGAGATTGTCACACATGAATCACTAATCAGGCGAAATTTGCAGCTCGTCAATCTTGACACAGGGATCCTTGCAGGTCACCAAGTTAAGAAGATCCAAGATCTGTGTGGTAATTCTAAGACCGCGCGAGATAAGATCGAGTTTATACGATATTTACTGCGCCTGGGCATCCAGACGTACAATACAGATCACATGTTCTTTGCACTTAGCCATATCGGAGCTTAAATTGTCAGGAATCGCTTACTTTAGTCAATACGGCAAAAACTTCCAAGAAAAGATCCTCCAGTGTCTTTTCACTGACAGAATGTGGTCAACACAGATGTCTGAGATAATGACGCCGGAGTATTTTGAACTGAAGTATCTGCAATATTTAAGCAAAGCTTACTTCAGTTATTATCAGAAATATAAGGACTTTCCGACACTTCCGCTGCTTATCACAATTATTAGAGATGACCTAAAAGAAGGCAAAGACACAATCCTTCGTGACCAGATTGTTGAGTTCTTACAGCGGATTCGAGTCAATCCAGACGTTGGTGATCTCCAGTTTGTCAAAGAAAAGACCCTTGATTTCTGCAAAAAGCAAGCAATGAAAGAAGCTCTTGAGAAAGCTGTCGAGCTGATTGCAACAGATAATATTGACTCTGTCGTCGACTTGATGAAGAATGCCTTAGCTGCAGGAACACCGGCATCAATTGGTCATGACTTCTTCGAAGACACAGAAGCTCGCTTTACCAAGACACGCAGAGTAACATGTCCAACTGGTCTTAGCCAGATTGATGCACCTGAAATTTTGAATGGCGGTCTTGGAAGAGCTGAGTTAGGTGTCATTGTCGCACCTACCGGTGTCGGCAAGTCTCACTTTTTAGTCCAGATGGGTGCCGAGGCGCTTCGCGTCGGTAAAAATGTTGTTCATTATACGTTTGAATTGTCAGAGACATCAGTAGGTCTTCGATACGATTCAAATCTATGTAGCATGCCATCAGGTGATGTAATCGATAGAAAAGATGAAGTGCTCGACTTCTATAAGCAAAACCAGCTTGGTCGACTGATAATTAAAGAGTACCCGACAGGAACAGCATCTGTTCAGACACTGCGAAATCATATTGAGAAGTTGTTATTGAAGTCTTTTGTGCCAAGTATTATCATCATCGACTACGCTGATATTATGAAGTCTTCGAGAAAGTTTGACTCATTAAGACATGAGTTAAAGCTTGTCTATGAAGAGCTAAGAAATCTTGCGATGGATCTTAATGTGCCAATCTGGACAGCATCACAATCTAATCGAGAAGGCTCAAATGCTGAGGTTGTGGGCCTTGAGAACATGAGTGAAGCCTACGGTAAAGCAATGGTGGCTGACGTTGTCCTCTCAATTTCACGAAAGCCCTCAGAGAAAGCTGATGGAAGTGGCAGAATCTTTGTTGCTAAGAACAGAGCAGGTCGAGATGGAATGCTCTTTTCAATGAAAATTGACACATCAATGTCTAAATTTATGTTAATAGACACAAATGAAATGTCTGTTGATGATGTTATTAAAGCAGATGGATCTAGCATGAAAAAGCTTCTCAAAGAGAAGTGGGATCTAGTTAACGCAAAGTGATCAACGATTATTGTTGTCCAGGAGATTTTTATGTCAAATAGTTTGAAGGAGAAAGCTTATGAAGAGATTACATCTTACTTTGATGGTGACGAGCTTGCTCCTGATGTGTTCCTAAAATATGCGCTGCATGATGGAGATGCGCTTCTTGAAGCAAATCCAGACCAGATGCATCGTCGTATCGCGCGAGAATTCGCAAGGATCGAGTCAAAGTATCCAAGCCCGATGTCAGAAGATGAGATCTACGATCTCCTGAAGAACTTTGCTGATGTTGTCCCACAAGGATCGCCAATGTCTGGTATCGGCAACCCGTACCAGCTGCAGAGCCTTTCAAACTGTTTTGTTATCGATCAACCCCATGACTCCTACGGTGGTATCTTGTTCTCTGATCAAGAACAAGTGCAGATTATGAAGAGACGCGGCGGCGTTGGTATGGATATCTCCAATATTCGCCCTAAGGGCCAGCCAACCTCCAATGCCGCAAGGACCACTGACGGTCTTGGCGTCTTTATGGAACGCTTCAGCAATAGCACCCGAGAGGTTGCTCAAGGTGGCAGGCGCGGAGCGCTGATGCTGACTATTGATTGTCGCCACCCGGAGCTCGAGACTTTCATCGACATTAAGCGCGACCTAAAGAAAGTCACTGGTGCAAACATCTCGATCCGTTTTACGGATGAGTTTATGCAAGCTGTGGAAAGCGGATCCAATTTTACACTTCGCTGGCCTGTCGAGCAGAGCCCAGAAGATGCTGAGATCATTAAGGTGGTAAGTGCCAAGCAGATCTGGGATAAGTTTGTTGATGCAGCATGGACTTCTGCCGAGCCCGGCGCACTTTTCTGGGACACGATAGTCAAAAACGGTATTCCAGATTGTTATCAGGATATCGGATATAAGACAATTAGCACCAATCCTTGCGGTGAGGTTCCTCTTAGCCCATATGACAGCTGCAGGTTAATGGTTATCAACCTCACCTCATTTGTGCTTAGCCCATTTACAGATTGTGCGAGATTTGACTTTAATCGATTCAAGTCGGTTGTCTATAAAGCGCAGCGTCTAATGGATGATCTTGTTGATCTTGAGATTGAGTGTGTTGATCGCATTCTTGCAAAGATTGAAAGCGACCCACAACCCCAGCATGTGAAGCAGATTGAATGGGATCTTTGGCATAAGATCAAGGCTGCAGGTCGCAATGGTCGTCGTACGGGTCTTGGCATTACAGGACTTGGTGATGCACTCGCAGGCCTCAATATCAAATACGGTTCAGAATGTTCAATTTCAGCGACAAATGAGATCTATAAGACTCTTGCAGTTGGTGCACATTGTTCGTCGCTGATCATGGCGCATCAACGTGGTGCATTCCCTGTTTTTAGTTACGAGAAAGAGAAAGATCACAGCTATCTTAAAAAGATAATGGAGTCATGCGGTCCTGATTTTGTTGACATGTGGAAAAAGTCAGGTCGACGCAATATTGCACTTACAACAACCGCACCTGTTGGATCTGTGTCTTGCTTGACCAGAACAACGTCGGGTATTGAACCGGCTTTCTTGCTTTCCTACAAGCGCCGCCGCAAGATCACACAGGGTGATATTCATTCCAGAACGGACTATGTCGATCAAATGGGTGACAAGTGGCAGGAATACACAGTCTATCACCACTGGTTCAAGAAGTGGATGGACATCACCGGAAAGACAGATCCTAAGGATAGCCCATATTGGGGCGGAACTGCAAACGACATTAACTGGGAAAATTCTGTCACAATCCAGGCGACCGCGCAACAATGGGTTGATCACTCAATAAGCAAAACTTGCAATCTGCCAAACGCAGCAACACGTGAGACAGTCAATGCTGTCTATATGAAAGCTTGGAAGTCAGGTTGCAAAGGTTTTACTGTCTATCGTGATGGATGCCGCGCCGGCGTGCTTATTGCCAATGACGAGCCTAAGAAAGAAGTCAAGAACATTGAAGAAGGACGTCTTGCACCGAAACGCCCAAGAACGCTAAAGTGTGACATTCACAGGGCAAATGTTAAAAATGGAGACGTTTCTGAATCTTGGCTTGTCCTCGTAGGTCTTAGCGAGGGAATGCCTTATGAGGTCTTCTGCGGAATTCCTGAGAACATTGAGATTCCTAAGAAGTTCAAGACAGGAACACTTCTAAAGAACGGCAAGCGTGACGGAGTCACGACATACAATCTGCTTGTTCCAACCTCTGGCGGCGAAGATGACAACATTGTCTTTAAAGACATTGTAAATCTGTTCGATAACCCAACACAGGGTGCTTTTACCAGGACAATTTCACTAGCACTCCGACATGATGTTCCGTTACACTATGTTGTTGAACAATTACAAAAAGACAAGAACAGCGACATGTTCTCGTTTGCAAGAGTGATTGCTAGAGTGCTTAAAGGCTATATTGTTGATGGTACAAAGTCAAGTGAAAAATCTTGCCCATCATGTAAACACGGAGAGCTTGTCTATCAAGAAGGTTGTCTCTCATGCAAGTCTTGCGGTTATAGTAAGTGCGGATAAACAAATCTCTTAAAGGTGTGAAATGACTAATGTAATTGCTGAGTACATCTGGATTGACGGTACAGTTCCAACAGCAAAGCTTAGAAGCAAAACAAAGATCTTTTTTCATAATGAAGACATTCTTAAATTTGAGAATATTCCTTCATGGACATTTGATGGATCTTCTACGGGTCAAGCAACAGGAAATAAAAGTGATTGTGTGCTTCTACCTGTTGCTTTTTGCAAAGATCCAATAAGGACAACAAAACAACCTGCAATTCTTGTTCTTTGTGAAGTCTTTAACGCAGATGGAACACCTCACAAGTCAAATAAGCGTCGTGATCTTCTTAAAATGATGGAGCGCAAGTCATATAAGAATCCGCTGTGTGGAATTGAGCAAGAATACACACTCTTCAAAGGCGGTCGTCCGCTTGGATGGAATACAGGTGGCTTCACACCACAGCAAGGACCCTACTATTGCGGTGTAGGCACAGACGAAGTCTGTGGACGCGATCTTGTTGAAGATCATATGAAGGCATGTCTTGATGCAGGTATTGTGATCTGTGGAATTAACGCAGAAGTGATGCCAGGCCAGTGGGAATACCAGATTGGCACAGCAGACCCCGTGACTGTCTCAGACCAGCTCTGGATTTCAAGATGGCTGCTTAATAGATTAGGTGAAAAATACGGTATCACTATCAGTCTGGACGCAAAGCCTGTCAAAGAGCTAAATGGTGCCGGAGCACACACAAATTGGTCAACAGATGCCACACGCAATCCACAGAGTGGCATGATTGAGATTGATAGGATTGCTGCGGTGTTAAGAGATCGTCATGACATGCATATCAAGAGATATGGGCATGGAATTGAAGAGCGCCTAACAGGGAATCACGAAACCTGTTCATATAAAGAATTCAGACTAGGCGTTTCTGACCGCGGCGCTTCAATCAGGATTCCTTTGCATGTGGCAGAAGCAGGTTGCGGTTATTTTGAGGATCGCAGACCTTGCGCGAATATTGATCCGTATGTTGTCACCTGCTTGTTGCTGGACGCGTCTTGATCGATCCAGCGCGAGCTGAGTTACTTGCCAAGACTATCATATGGAGGACCATTTCAATGGCCTTCGGAATTGTTATAACATACATCTACACAGGTGATCTAGCAAAATCTTCTGCGCTTGTCATGATATCGGGTTCTTCGCTCACAATCATGCAATGGGGTTTTGAGATTATCTGGGATAAAAGAATTCGGGAGAGACTACGTAATGTCATATCAAGACAACAAGGTTGAGATTGTTGGTTGGTACGGTGGTGATGAGACCCACGCGCTGTCAGCATGGACAAGCACCAGTCGTGATCTGACAGCAGAGAAACATGCAAGGATTCCAGCGCTCTTAAAAATGCTGGCCGAGAAGGGACATCACTCTGTCTTTGAGAAGTCGAATCTTCACTTCCTTGTCACTACTGAAGTGGCCACCCATATCCAGCTCCTCAAGCACCGCGTAGGCCTCTCGATCAATGCAGAGTCTGCCCGCTACAAGGAATTAAAAGATGACAAGTACTATATTCCACGTGATTGGCCTGAAGAAGAGAAGACTCATTACATAGTCTTCATGGAAGATGCACTCCGCAAGTACCATGAATGCCTTGACAGGCTTGTCGCCAGCGGCATGGACAGGAAGCGGGCCAAAGAATCTGCACGATTTTATCTGCCATATGGCAATCAAATTACTGCTGATATTATGTTTAACTGGCGTTCCTTCAGCCACTTCCTTGGGCTTCGAATGAAGCCTGATGCCCAGCGTGAGATCTGCTGGCTTGCAGAGGAGATGCTACAGCAAGTAAAAGCTCTCCCAGGTGTACCGTTTAGGGATACAATCACAGCATTTGGCTACTAACAGATATTTAGTTTCATGCTAATATCTGAATCATCTCTAAGAACAATCATCCTTGAGACTCTTCTCTTTGAAGGTTTCATGGACGATCAAAACACACTGGCCGAGTTGTATCCCGAACAAAAAGATAAGATCTTATCTTTTAATGAAAAAGAATCAAGATGGATCGCTTGGTTGACTGCACGCTTTGGTAGGAATGCAACAATTAAAGAAACCCAGCCTTTTGAAGAAGTGATAGAATCAGTTATTAGCTTCTCTAAAGTATTTGATGCTGTTGCAACTAAGTGGAAGTCAAACGAAACATTTAGAAAAGACGTAGAAACGTTTCTCCCAGATAGAAGCTGGAAGAAATATGACATTACTCCACAGATTATTCCACTTCTGACCTCAGACGAGATGGAGGTGCTTAAGGGTCTAGCAACTCGTGAGAAGCAACACTTTAAGATCAACGTCAGTGAAGAAGAGTTGGAGAGTGATCGTGTTGGTAAAGTCGGTTCCTGGAATCTATGGATGCCGACGACCAGAGAGAGGAGCTGCAAAATCGCGCAGTATGATCCAGTCACTCTCAAACCCAAGACGACATGGTGCACTGCTCGAATGGCAGGATCAAATCTCTTCTACCATTATGTTGGTCAACCAGGATCGGAGACCATGCTGTTCTACATCATCAAGGACAATCCGGCGGGCGATGAGGACTGGCTCTCGGTGGGTTTCGTCAGCGGAAAGCCTAAACTAAGCGATGAAGACGGTGATGACAATAATATCTCAGTCGATCGAGCGAATGTGGGCCTGACACCTGAACGCCTCAAATCAATTCTCGGTCAAGATTATTCCCAGATCATGATAGCACTTACCAAAAAGGACAAAAGTTTAGGAGGAGTGCATCCAGCTCGTAAGAAGATTGTAGACGCAGCAAAAAGTGTTGAAGCATTAAGAGCTTTGATTGTTGGTCTCTCAAAAGACGACGCCAATGATCTGATCTATAATGTGCTTGAGGAACCGGAGATCAGTGCAGAAGTCTTAACTATACTTGCACGATCTAAAAATAACAATATTGCGAACTTGGCTTTAAAAAATCCACAGATGCCATTAGCAGTCTTGACACTTTATGTCAACGATACAGACTCAGTTATCCGCAGTGCTGTAGCCCGTAATATAAACACACCAACACCTATTTTAAAAGACTTAGCAAGAGATATAGATCCAAAAGTTCGCCGCGCTGTAGCTGATAATATAAACACACCAACACCTATTTTAAAAGACTTAGCAAGAGATATAGATCCAAAAGTTCGCATTGCCTGCATAATGACTAGCAACGTCTCTAAGAGAGTAGATGAAGTAGATATTTTAATGATCTTAGCTACAGATCCAGATCAAAAAGTTCGCTCCGCTGTTATGCACACCGGAGGTGCAACAGATGAAGTGCTTGAAATAATTAAAAATGGTCCATATGAAGATTCAAGCAAGATAGCTGATGCCTTACTCACACGGCGGGCGCTCGTTCGTAAGCAGCGTCTTAATGAACGACTTCTCCATCAGCTTGTTATGCAAATTCTATAAATCAAGCGGCATGGACAGAAAACGTGCCAAAGAGTCTGCAAGGTTCTATCTTCCGTACGGTAACCAAATTACTGCCGACCTCATGTTTAACTGGCGCTCCTTTAACCACTTCCTTGAGCTTCGAATGAAGCCTGACGCTCAGCGTGAGATCTGCTGGCTTGCAGAGGAGATGTTACAGCAGGTAAAAGCACTCCCAGGTGTACCTTTTAGGGATACGATCGCAGCATTTGGTTACTAACAGATATTTAGTTTCATGCTAATATCTGAGTCACATTTAAGATCGATCATCTTTAAATCGCTCCTTCTTGAAGGTTTTATTGACGATCAACGTTTTTTGATTGAGAAGTACCCACAAGCACAGTCAGCGCTCCTTCAGCTTCAGCCTGTGTGGATCGATTGGTTGGCCTCTCGTTTCGGAGTGAACGCAACGATTACAGACATCCATCCATTTAATGAGGTGATCGAATCAGTTGCTAGCTTCGCCAAAGTATTTGATTCTGTTGCAGCAAAGTGGAAATCAAATGAAGAATTTAGAAAAAATGTGGAAGAGTTTCTCCCAAATAGAGCATGGAAAAAGCTCGACATTACTCCTCAGACTATTCCACTTCTGACCTCAGACGAGATGGAAACACTTAAAGGTCTAGCAACTCGTGAGAAGCAACACTTTAAGATCAACGTCAGTGAAGAGGAGATGGAGAGCGATCGTGTTGGTAAAGTCGGTCCCTGGAACTTGTGGATGCCGACGACCAGAGAGCGGAGCTGCAAAATCGCTGGGTATGATCCAGTCACTCTCAAACCTAAGACAACATGGTGCACTGCCCGAATGGCAGGATCAAATCTCTTCTACCAATACATCGGCACATCAGATGAGGAGACTACACTCTTCTACATCATCAAGGACAATCCGGCGGGCGATGATGACTGGCTCTCGGTGGGTTTCGTCAACGGAAAGCCTAGTATGGGTCAGGGCGACGGTGCTGTCTCAGTCGATCGAAAGAATGCAGAACTGACACTTAAACGCCTCAAATCAATCCTCGGCTCACACTATAATGAGATCATGAATCAGCTGAAAGAGAGAAACCGCAAGCTCGGCGGGCGACATCCCGCCCGCCAGAAGATTGTGGACGCAGCGCAGAGTCATGAGGCTCTCCGGTACTTGGTGACGGGTGTCTCAAAAGATGACGCTCTCGATCTGAAAGCAGGTGTGCTGAGTGAACCCAAGATTGACCTGAGTGTCTTAAGCACCTTAGCGACCGACCCTGACAAAAGAGTCAGAGCGCTTGTCGCACGGGACCCGAACACACCTCTTGATATCCTCAGCGCTCTCTCGACCGACGTCGATAGTAGCGTCAGAGTTCAGGTCGCCTCGAACCCGAACACACCTCCTGATATCCTCCGCGCTCTCTCGACCGATGAAGCTGAAGTTAAGAGAAGTCTCGCAGTTAACCCGAACACGCCTATTGATATCCTCCGCACTTTCTCGGCCGACCTCAACAAGCATTTGACCTCATCCCTCGCCCAGAACCCGAACACACCTCCTGATATCCTCCGCGCTCTCTCGACTGAATATGCCTCGGCCGAATATGACGTGTTCGATGATTCCCCTAAAGGTACCAGAGTGTTCCTCGCCTCGAACCCGAACACACCTCCTGATATCCTCCGCGCTCTCTCGACCGACACATACGACCTTCGGGTGAAATATGAAGTCGCCAAGAACCTGAACACACCTCCTGATATCCTCCGCGCTCTCTCGACCGACACTAGCCAAAACGTCAAATATTTTGCTAGAGATACTCTTGAACGTCTATCCAAAGCCCAGAATGAAGGTCTGATCCGTCGTTTGATCCAGCAGATGCTGTAAAAATCAAGTGTCATGATAAGGCACATTGAATAAAGTGATCCTCCAAAGCGGTATAATCTGCGGAGGTTAAAATGCTACTTGCTCTAATCACACTTCTTTTTACAGCTGACGCTCACCCTGCCCAGCATCATTCTAATGCGGTGATGCACATAACACCTCCTCGAACCACTTACCACTGGGTCTCTTCACACTACAATAAGTGGGGGAGATGGATTCCAGGACATTGGGCACTTGATAAGAACGTCGAGACAATCGTCTGTGTAACTGAGCGTAATCGCACAGTCTGTGTGACACGCTGACTAGATACATAGTATCAGTCACATGCAAAAGTCACGATCCGGATTAAGACAAATCAGCAGCATCATCAAGAGGGCCCAACAAAAAATGGGTGATCATGATGATGCTGCCAAAGAATGTCGACGTGTTGATAAAATTTTCAATACTGTCTATCGACATGCAATATCACATGGACAAAGTCATCGGCGCGCATTAAAATACTGCATAAACGTCTACTCAGAACAAGCACCTGTTTGGTCGAGGAAGATAGTTATACAGGCAATTAATGCAGAGGCACCTATGAAAATCAATCGCGCAGGTCTAAGAAAGCTGATAAATGAAGCGCTGTTAGAAGAAGGAATAATTGATTTTGTTCCACGTCCAACACAAGGCAAGTCGTTTGCAGGCGGCGGAGAAGTCATAACACCCACATTTGGTGGACACAGTTCAGAACAGTCTGCTCAAGATAGCTCAAGTTTTATCTCTGCACTCGAGTCTATCCAAGAAGATGTCTATGATCTAGCGTTTTATACGAAAAATTTGTCACCTTCACAAAAGAAATATCTTGATGCATTGGCCGACATGCTAAGCGATGCAATTTCTGATGAAGGAAGAATAGAAGGCACACCTGACGAATTTGACGATATTGGTGACATCGAAGATTATCCTGAAGATGAGTCACGCACAGCAGCATTCCTCAGGTCAATGGGTACTGCAGGCCGCAAATTTAATAAATTCAATGAGCCAACAGACGACGAAGATTAATCTTTTTGTCTTGTAAATAAGGGTTTAGGTGTTTATTATTAGTGTATGGCACCTCCAGAATCGCCTTACGGCCTAATCCAAGAAAAGGTATATCATGATCCCTGGAAGGTCTTTGTTGTCTGTATCTTCTGTAATTTGACCAGAAGGACAGAGGCAGAACCTTACATGTGGGAGTTTTTCAGTAGATGGCCTACACCGCATGATGCTTCAAGAGCAAATCATCAGGAACTATCTACACTCATAGCACCCTTAGGTCTTGCTAATAGGCGTGCCAATACACTGATTAAGATGTCACATGATTATCTGGGTAAGAGGTGGGATCATGATCCTCGGTGTCTCCACGGTATTGGGCAATACGCATATGATGCATACCAGATATTCTGTCTTTGTAGGTGGGCAAGCATACCTGAACCTAAAGATGGTGCATTAAAGAAGTACTGGAAATGGATCAACAGCAAGGAGAGTGTCTGATGCCGGAAGGCCCTGAAGTTAGAATCATCACTGATTCACTTGCATCTAAACTGACTAATAGAAAAGTCATAGATATAAGTTATCTTGGTGGAAGATACACAAAGCACGGGTTGCCAGATGGCAGTGCAGAATTCTGCAACCGTCTTCCTCATACAATTAACGAGGTCTCCTGTAAAGGAAAATTCATTTATGTGAATTTCGATACAGGGTGGTCTTTGTGGAATACACTAGGCATGTCTGGAGGATGGTCAGATAAGCTTGGCAAACACAGTCATGTTAAGATCGATCTAGATGACGGAACGTGCATCTATTTTAATGACCCACGCAGGTTTGGGACACTAAAATTTGTCAAAGATCATGTCAAGACGCTCAAGAAGCTCGACCTGCTCGGACCAGACATGTTGGCAGAGAATGTCGATTCTATCAAATTCTCACGAAGGATTCGCACCAAGCCCGACAAGACTATTGCAGAAGTTCTGATGGACCAGGCAGTCATCTGTGGCGTAGGAAATTATCTAAAATCAGAATCGCTTTACTTTGCAAAGATCTCACCGCATAGACTCTGCAAAACACTTGATGATAACGAGATGGACACACTCAACAGTGTGATCCAAAAAGTGATTAGGCAATCGTATCACTCAGGTGGTGCAACGATTTACACCTTTCAGTCATTTGAAGGTGTGAAAGGTCAATACACTAGAAGGTTCGCAGTGTATAATCAAGCCACGGACCCAATGGGTAGAGATGTTGAATCCTTCACATCGCCTGGTGGCCGTACAACGTTTTGGGTACCCGAGGAACAAAAATGAATAACACTTATAAGCTCTCAGACCAGACTATCGTGCAGATTGCAAAGCTCTTGCAGATTGCTATCTTGACCGGCACAGACATCATTGACAATATTCGAACAATTCGACTGATTGCAACTGATGACGGTCAACTTGATCCTACACCTGAGTTTCTAGAGAATTTTGAGACGAATCTCAATAAGATGATTGCAACAATTGCAACACAGCAAGTCGAACAGACTGGAGTTGATGAGTAAATGGACAGACTTGAAAGAATGTTTCAGCTGCGTCAGGACTTTATGGACGAATTGTCTAAGAAAGTTCCGAATGCATATCCTTCTAAACCACTTGATCTTAAGAACAAGCAGACGCAGCAGCACTTTCGTGATCTTGCATTAAGAGGTGTTGAAGAGATCTTTGAAGCAATTCAAGAGCTTAGAAATTCTAAGCCTCATCGACAGACTGAAATCACTGAACCTGTTGATGTTGAGGCATTCAAGGAAGAAATGGTCGATGCATTTAATTTCTTCTTCACGCTTCTAATCTTGATGGAAGTTGATGCTGAGACACTTTTTCAAGCATATGTCCGAAAGGACAAGATCATCCACGACAGACTGAATAACGGGTACTAGATGACATTCGATCAGATGTTAGCACGTCAAAAAGCTTTTTCTGACATCTTCTTTGATTCCTCGAATTTTACATCAGAGCAGCGAGAAGAGATGACTAAATCATTTTCTCTCGCACTTCATGGTGAAATTGCGGATCTTGTCAGTTCTGTTAATTTTAAGACACACAGGACAAGCAGGAAGACACCTGATCGTGAGAAGATTCTCTACGAATCAATTGATGTACTCAGATATTTGCTCGCGATCATGAACATCTGGGGTGTCTCCAGTGCTGAGATTGAATCGGCATTTCATGATAGAGACGTTTTTCTTCACAAGCGTCATGAGATTGAAAACACGAAATGGGACGGTCGCCCAGCAATTATTGTCGATGTCGATGATGTCATCGCAGGTTTTAGGAGTCATTTCTTTGACTGGCTAGCAGAAAAACACAATATCAGGATTGAAGAAGACTATCCTGAGTACTATGCATCGACGCCACTTAACGACCTGGGCTTAAATCCTGAGTCTGTCTTCAAAGACTACATTAGTGATCGTGGACTTCGTGGTGTTAAGCTTATTGAAGGTATCAAAGAAGTTCTTCAAGCAGCACGTGATATGGGTTTTTGGATCCAGCTTCTTACAGCCCGTCCTGATCAGAATTTAATCTGCTTATATGACACCTATCACTGGATGGAACAACACCAGATTCCTTATGACGGTCTCGCATTCAGCGCAGAGAAATATCGCTGGGTTGTTCAATCACAGCTCTACGGCAATGTCATTGCATGTATTGACGACTCAGCAAAGCATGCAGCCGAATATTCGATGCATGGTCTTGTTGTAATCTCGCCTAAAACATCGTATAATAATTCACTGTCTGGCATGAAGAACATTTCGTTCTACGAAAATCCAACGCAGCTTCTCGACTTGCTAACACAAATCTACAGGAATCATAAGAATGCCTCAGAATCTAGATCTTGAACCTATTACGTTGCCTATGGCAATTCGCTTCGGCGAAGGCCCGACCACAGAGTTTGTAAATAGCCTTGATGCTCTCAAGCTTGAACTTGTCGATAGTCCTGATGCAAAGACTATTCGTCAAGCTGTCTATTGCTTTGTTAAGTCTACGTGGGCTGATACACACGTCCCTTATGCAGAGGCTTCTGAGGCTGATCTAAGCAAGACGTTGGAAGACGTCTTTGCTGGTCGTGCTCTTCCTGCAGCAATGGAGCTCATCGGTCTTACTTTTCTCGTCGGCGGCATCGACACACAGACTGTGACCCATCTCATTCGTCACCGCGCCGGATCTTTTGCTGCACAATGCACTGGTGATCGCTGGCTCTCACACGCGCGCAGCCTTGTTCCGGGGTCAATTGAGAATAGCCCAGCATTCTTTGATCGCTGGCAGGCGCATGTCGAGGAGGCAAAACAGCTCTATGTCGACATGGTCGATTCCAAGACGATCAGCTTGATGGATGCACGGCATGTGCTTCCTAAGTGTCTTGAGACTTTTTACTACATGCGCATGAATATCCGTGATGCATTTGGATTTATCAGGCAGCGGCAAGACAAGCAGATCCAGCCTGAGGAAGATAATATCCTCGCCGCGATGATGGCTCGTGAGATCCTTCGCGTATTCCCTGAGGCACACGTTGCCATTAA